CGGAGATATTGAATCCATAGTAATATTATATTTTTTACCATCTTTATCAACACAAGTTGCAAATGGAACATTACTATCAGCATACACATTAGTCCAAGTATAAAGAACTAATCCTAGTTCTTCTGTTTTGAAATTTACAACCTTTGTTCCAAATAATGTTCTGTCTTTTTCAAGTACCATGAATTTGTCCTTTCTATTCTTCAGTTCTATCTAATAAATTCCAACTTTTTGTTTCGTAATTATGTTCATAGGTTAGTTGAATCTTAATATTTTCAAATTCAACAAGTATAAATTCATAAAATCCTGTGTAATTGCTGTAATCAAGTACTTTAATGTTTTGCGGTTTTAAATTTACATAGCCAAAACAATTCAAAATCATTGCGGCTTTTTGTTTCAATAATTTTTCGATTTCTTTTGTAATGACTGTTTTCATTTTTTGTCCTTTCTTTGTTTTACACAAACATTAATCGAATAGGAGCAGCAACTATTCAAGTCTATTGCACCTATTTCGTATCATTCAGACACATTAATTAAAGGATGCGTTCAATATACCAGTTTGAATTTTGTAAATTATTGAAATTCCAACGCAAGCTGAAGTAAAAATCGGATTCAAAATTATTGTTTGGTTTAACAAATGACGGCAGAAAATTTTTCCGGCTTTCTTGCTTTTCAAAATTATCAAGAGCCGTTTTTAATTCGGCTTTAAATTTTTCCTTAAATTCCGGCAGGGTTAATTCCAAGAGTTCACGAGTTCTTTTATTTTTTACAATAATTTTTTGTGCCATAGTTCAATCCTATTCCTTTATTATTCATGTGTCTATTACCCGATTGGGGTTATTTATAAAGGGGGAGAATATCTCCCCCTTAGTTATAGATATTTATAAATGATGGCTTTCAACTCTGCCCCCATTTTTACTTGTTCTAATATTGCCTTTTCGTGGTTTTCCGGATTATTGACATCAATTTCAAAGACTTTTCTTATTTTTGTGGACTTGGTATTATCCTTGCAATACCACTCTAGTTCGCCAATTTCATCCTCTATCTTATCTTTTAAGTCAAAGAAAAATTCATAAATTGACTTATTGTTATTGATTGCAATCTCAGATGCAACATAATTTTTAGCGGTATTGATCGTTTGTAAAATTTGAATGCCTGCTTTTCCTATTGAGATATATTGATAATGTCTTGGTAAACCCTCACTTATTTGCATTTCGGGGTGTTCGCTTGCATCACAAAGTTCAATATATTTGTCCCAATATTTCTTTTGTAATTGTTTTGATGGTGTATTTGTATTTACTTCTCGTTTTTGCTTAACAACGAGTTCGGGTTTCAAAACGGGTTCAAACTCTATTTTATCCTCGTTTAAAACTGCTTTAATGATAAATATACCGCAGTAATTTTTATCGAAAAAAAGATTTAACTTTAAAGCGATATTTTTTAAATCTTCTTTCTCGTTGACGATAAACCAGAAAATATACGCTTTTTGATTACCCTCTAATTGCCTTACAATTTCCATTAAACCATCTGAGCTTTGTGTAAGTTGCGGATAAATAATTTGTAACGGTCTGGACGGATAATCTTTGAGTAAATTTTTGATTACCGTATCTGCATTTTGTTCAATGTAATCTGAGAAGTTTTGTCTGCTTTTTAAAACTTCAGTTGCTGTGATTGTTTCTGTCATATTGACCTCCATTATTTATTAACAACCACATTCATCGCTCTGAAGAGAAAGAATTGGAAGTCATTGCTCCCAATTCCGTATCATTCAGACACAATTAAGAATTCCCCATATCAATACTATATGGGCTTATTTCTTTTAATTTGTTTAATTTTGCTATCCCATGGGGCATTACGCTATATCCGCCTTTTGGTGATTCTACAATGGTTGGATGGTCTCGGTATGCAGTGCTGACTAAATTTTGTCTTGATTGTTCGTAAGCTTTTCTAGCATTCTGAGGGCTTTTATACACAGTCCTTACACCCTTTTCGCCCTTATATTGATAAGTTCTCGGAATATCTCGAATTTTTTTGCTTGTAAGTTTGGAAGCCTCATCTAGATATTGTTTAGCCCGAACTTTTGCTTTATCCGCTCTTGCTTGAGCCTCTTTTGCATATTGAGTATAATCTTTTGCTAATTGTTTTTTGCCGAGTTGTTTATACCTTTTTGCCATAGCTCTTTCAGTAGCAGCTCTTCTTGAAAATTCATAAGCCTCGTCATCATATTTATATGATTTATTTAACAATGAGTTCAATTTATTTTCGGTTTTGGCATCAATAGATTTGCTTGCTCCACCACCGCCACGACTTCCGCCTGAACCACGTCCTCCCATATATTAATCTCCTTTCATTTTTGGAATATCTACACCAATCCAATTTTTTTCTTCTTGCGACCAAGAAAGTTTTCTGCCGGATTGTCTGGATATTCGTTTAACTACTTTATCAATTTGAGAACGACTTGATTTATGCAGGACTTGCCAATCATAATCTTCCTCGTCTCTTGCATCAGAAGGATTTTTCCATTTACCAAGACTTCGAACTGAAACATTTATGAAATCTCCATAATCTTCAACTCTAAAGTCACTTCGGCGAATGTATCCATCAGTTGAAACTTTACTTATTAATTCATCTTTCAAATTAGAAACTGTGCTGTCCATAGACATTTTTGCCTTTTTAGCACGAGGTTTCTTTTCTGTTTTTATACCGTTTTTGAGGTTTTCTGCACGTTTAGCACGAGCCTTGGCTAAAGCATCAAGACGTTTTTGTTTTAAATCTGCTGCTTTTTTAGCATCAAGTTCATCAATTCTTTTTTTGATAGACTCCATGGCTCGTACTCTTTCTTCAGTTGTATAAGCTGGATTTCCTGAAATACTGTTATACAATCTAATAAGCTCGTCTTTGTCTGTTATACCTTCTCCGATATTTCTTGAGGCAGCACCGCCGCCATTTTTACTTCCTCCGGATCCTCGACCGCCCATTTTTACCTGCCTTTCTTTTTATTCCATTTGCTTGTGTAAGGTTCGAACCATTGAAGATTTTTGTATCCTTCAAGTTCGGTCAGTCTGTTTCCATAAATCAAAATACGCTTGGGTTCAAGTTGTTTTAACATTTCTTTAAAGCCCTGCATAAAGAGTCTTTCAGCATTTTTGTCATTAACAACTCCGACAGTACCAATTGCAACAACAGAATTTTTAGGAATACCAAGGAATGCATATTTATAACTGGATTCATCCGACCAACTGATTGTTGGAATAACTTTGATTCCCTTACTTTGCCAATAAGCGGCACACCAGCGGTTTCTGTAAACCTGCCAAATTTGGAACGCTTCGGGGTAATTTGTGTACATTGAAAAATCAGGAGACAACACCCCTGCATATTTTTTCAATTCTTCTATTTGAGAGTCAGCATTTTTCCAACACCGCTCAAATCTATAATCATCTAAGAAAAAGTGTGCCGTCCCATTCCTGTTGGAATCTACCCGATAAGGGATGAGTTCTTTTACTTCAAACTCATCCGGAATAATATCGGGTATGCCATAGGAATTGGAGGAGGCAAAGAAACCTTTTTCAACATTTTGTACGTTTAATAAATCTCTCCAAGACATAATTAATCCACCTTATTAAATTTTTTTATTAACGATTTCAGTTTTCGCTGATCCTTTTTGGACATTGAAGATTTATACTTCTGAGCGATTTCAATAATCTGCTCAGCGTAATTGCCGGCTTTTTCCAAATCTTCCTTGTCCTGAATAATTGAGGAAGCCTCCTGATTTTCAATCTTTGTCTGACTGTACCTCGCAATTTGCGAGATACAGTCACATAAAGATTTAATCATTGCAGAAAACCACATCTGCTTATTTCCTCAAATCCGCAACTACGGTCAAGAGGTGATTGGCAAATGTTTCAATAGCGTTCACACCCTGATTAAAACAATAATCGTCCAAGGCATTTGGAGATGTTTTAATCTTTTCTTTCAGTTTTTTCAAACTGTCAAGAGCCGGCTGTGTTGCTTTTGCGAGATTTTTATAGAGTTTTGTAATATACTTGGGAACATTCTTTTCCGCAAGATTAATTACAAAAGGTTCAATGGCATCCCACAGTTCATTCAAAACTTTCCAGTCTTTAAGCCACGAGAATAAACTCATAGTAGTCTCCTTTCTTAATAAACTTGTATTTGTTGGCTTTTATCTTGGTTCTGTACCAGGATATTTTTTGTCTTAGATATTTACCGACACTATCAGGGGATAAATGCGGCAAGTAGTGAAGATAAGTAATATCTATCTTGCCTTCACGTTTGTTTTTGGCTCGTCTTTGGTCGAACTCATAATGCGTAAACACTGATTTTTCAGTAATTAAAATTCCGTATTTTACAGATAAATACCCTGCAAGGCAGCACAATGATTCAACCTGTTTTTGAGTAAGCGGATATTTTGTCTGCTTTTTATCGGATGTAAAACCTGCCATTCCGCAGACAGATAATCCTACACAGCCGGTATTTCCGCCTCCGCAGTGCATTGCATAACTGCCGTCATAGCAGTTTAAGTTATCTTCAGGTTTGTGTGTCCCTGCATAGATTCTGCCGTATTTATCCACGCAATAATGATATGCCGCCAAATCTTCGGCACATGGTGAGTTTGAACCTGCCGTCCAGTGCAGGCAAATTTTAGATAGTGAGGTCATTATTGCTTCCTCCATCAATTTCTTCATAATCATTTATTTCATTTTCATTTGTGAGTATTACTTTTTTATACTCTCTGCCTGATTCTTTATGTTTTAGAATATTTCCCTCATTCGGGTTCAATATTTTATATTCTCTGGTAATAATGGCATCTTCAGGTTTAAATCCACACCAAATACCACTTATACCTTTGGTGTTTTTACCTATATATGTTGTTTTAATTTCCATTTCTTATTCCTTATAACTTGCATTAATTTCAATTTCGCAGATTCTTAAATATATTGATTTTTCCGGCATAATAAGACGATAATATTTATAAAATTTTTGACTATTTATATTAAGGGTTCTTGATAAACCTGTTTCATATTCAAAACTGGCAATATCCTCCCAATCAGTATTATTGTTGCATCCTTGTACTGTAATGCTTGCAGGAAGATATGTTGAAGAGTTTGAGTAATATTCAATAACTAAACTTGAAACTCTAAGTGCCTGTGGATTATAAAAGGTAATTGTATTAATATCGGCATTTGCCCAAAAATAATCTGTTTCGTTTCCATTGAAAACTTTATATGCTTTATAACTGGAACTTACCTCGCCGGTACTAGCAGCTGCAAAACTATCTCCACCTAGTTCTCCATTTTCAGTAAGGTTAGGACGGACAAAAGTTTTCAAAGTTACAGGGTATATATCTGCATTTTGCGTTATGTTTTCTCCTGTTAAGTTTATTACCCCTTCTGTATCAGAATAACTATTTTCACCATTAATGTAATAACGAATATTTTTATTTTGCCCTATGACATTTAAAACATAATTCCCGTTTGACTCTTCAACAGCCGGTATTTTGAGATTTCCTGCATAAAAAGTTACATCTAAACCACTAATCCCGACATTTAATGTTATTTTATTTATTGTTTGAGCAAAGTTTACATTTATATCTACGACAGAATTTTCTTCTAAATTATTTAAAGTTTCTAAAAGTAACAAATTATCATCTTGAGAATAACAAGCATATTCGATATCTCCGGCAACTGCGTACCCACTCATTTCAGTAAATATTTCATCATTTACTGAAATTTCAATATTTTGCTTGTCACTTATAAAATTTAAATATACAGCATGTAAATCAAATAAAATAATGGTATTATTCCCTCCGAAGCCAGATATTACATCTTGCCACTCGCTTATAACCTTTTTTATTGAATAAGGGAAATGTACTGTACAGTCAGAAACATTAGCCAACATAGTATGAAATTGGTCATTATAATTATTGAAACTTTGAGGGTTTAAGGATGGAAAAGATAATGTTTTCAATTTTTTACAATTTTGAAATGCCGAACTAAGAGCTCTTGATGTAAGGCTAGTTAGACTATCTAAATTAACAATTTCTAAATTGGTGCAATATGCACAAACAGAATTCAAACTGTCATACATTCCAGATAAAGTTTTTAATTTCGGAAAAGAAATTGTCTTTAAGTTTGTATTATGTTGAAATCCACAATACATCCCGCATTGCCCAATTTCTTCAAGTTCAGGAAAAGAAACTGACTCTAAATCGGTTGAATATGTACAAAAATATGACAACGCCGCATTCCCTATATAAGTTAAATCAGGAAATAATATAGTTGCAAGACCTTGAGGTCTTGTGACACCCCAAGCATTGCCGCCAAATTTACAAGCTAATTTATAATCATCAACTTTTATAATTCCACTTGCAACTAAATTACCTGCTGCGGGTGACTGTAATAAACCATCTGAGTCAACATCACCGAATATATTGTCCATCGTAATATTATGCTTAGATGATACTCCTTTATTTTGAATAGAATTAATCGTCTCAGGCAAATTCTCGCTATTTTTATTTTCAGGAATTGTTGCACCTTTTGTTTCACATTTAAGATATGCATTTGCTATATTGTTTTTAATTCTTTGAATTTCATCAACTATACTCATTTAAACCTCGCTTAGTAAAGTTTCAATATTTCCGATAAGGTCATATACACACTTTGCACTTGGATATTGCATATCGGTAGAAGCTTCCGAAAGGCTTGTGACAAGGTCGTATTTAGAAGTAGTTTCGCTGCCGTCAGAACCATTAACTTTTGCCACGCTGCTGCCGGTGCCGATGTACAATTCCTTTGTGTCTTCACACCATAACGGCATTCCGTTTGGTGCAGAGTCCGGAAGATTTATTTTTGTACCACGTTTAAATTGGATATTAACTTCCATATTCAACCACCCTTTCTCTTGCTGCCTGTCTTTTGTTCAGTAAATCAATATACTGATCTTCCGTCAGTGAAGTTTCCTGTTTTAAATCAACCTGATCCCTGTGTCTGATGACAAGCCAATCTGTATCTGCAAGATAATTTCTTGACTCATTATTTGTGTTAATTAAATTTGAGACAGCCTTTGTTTTCTTTACATACTTTTCATTGATGAAAACATAATCATCAATATTACAAATTTTTCCGTCTATATAAATAATGTTTTCTTTCGGAATATCGCCTGAATATTCAATAATCTGTATATTGTCATCACCGATATTAGGTTCATAATCGCAAACACCAACGAGATTATTATTTTCAATTAAAAGATAAATCATATTATTTCCTCCATACAGCAAGCCAGTTTGCCTGCGGGTTTGCACGCTGTTCCGAGTTGTAACAGGTGATTTTTATCCGGGATGATTCTTTTGCCCAATTGCAATACATAGAATCATTGTTATCAACATCTCCGTTGTAATGAATTGTTCTGATACTTGGAATAAATGCAACAAAATGACTCATCGTATAACCGCTTGGCGGATACACATACGTTGTTGTCCCTGTATTTGCACCGGATGTTATAACATACTGGTTTGTACTTTTTAAAAATGTACTTGCATGATAACCATCCAAAGTGTCAGCGTTAGGAGTTTCTATTTTCTTTAAACCTTTTCCTGTGCCGACATATAACTCTTGTGTATCTTCGCACCATAAAGGCATTCCACTCGGTGCTGATGATGGTAAATCCTTTTTTGCACCACGTCTGATTCGTATATTAGTTCCCATAGATTAAAAGAATCCTCCGTCAAAATTTCCGTCAAAAGGTGCAATAAATCCCAGACCGCTTTCATCTGGCAACACGGATAAAAGCATTCCTGCCTGACCCTCAAGAGACGGAAAATCATCTAAATCAGCAAGACTAGAAACAAAAGACGGCTTATTTTGCACATTTGTCCAATCAACCAGTGTATCTAAATTGTTAAATTCAGATATTTTTATCCATTTTGTGCCGTTATAGACATATTCTGCACCACCGCCGGATCCTACCGTAGAATCAGCAGAAGCATCTATGACGAACGCATGTAAGCCCTCAAACGCAGATAATGTATCACGCTCGGTTATGTTATCTACAACGGCAGCCTCTTTAAAAGTATTAGGTATTTGTGCATTTGGAATTTTCCCAGTTGTATCAAGAGTTGCAATACCATTGGCTTGTCCTTTTTGTAAGGCAATTCTGTTATCCACAGAAGTGTCAAAATCTGTTATTTCAACAGAAGTATGCGTATGCTCTTTGGCGGCTTTTTGTGCAAGATAATTTGCCAGTTGTGCAGCGTTTGCAAACTCTGTTAAGGCATTTCCAGTACCGTTTCCGATATAAAACTTTTTTGTATCTGTGGTAAAAAGAAGTTCTCCGGATTCTGCTTCAACAGGAAGATTCTCTGCTAAGCCTCTTTTTATTTGTAATTTTCCCATTCATAAATCCTTTCATATTAAAATTCGCCGGCATCAATATTTTCAGCATTATCAACAATTCCGTTGCCATTTTTGTCATAAATGGTTGTACTCATTATGAGTTCAGGTACATTTGGCGGTTGTGGAATATCAAGTTGTTCTCCATCTGTAAAGGTTCCGCCATCAATATATTCACAGGTGTCCACTAAGCCATTGCCATTTGTGTCATACAGCCAAATCGGCATTAAATCGGGATGCGTATGTCCGTTAAATAAGTTCTGTACCCATGCAATACTAGCCATTTGTATTGCGGGATCTACGTTAATTTCAATGACATCTGCATTTATTGCAGCAATAACAATCTTCAACCATAACTCTTTAAAACTGCCTTCTGTTTCAACAGGTTTATATGTTTCCGGCTGCTTGCCTACCAACAGCAAATTGTTTTCTGAATCAAAAATCCCGAATTCTCTTAAATAAAATCCGCCAACAGATGCAGGTATGAGAGCTTTGGCTGTAAGTGCAGTTAATTCTGTTATTTCTGTTCGGTATTTTTCATTTTTTAATTTGGTTTGGGATAATTCAGGCTCATAATAATTCCCGTTTGAATCACCGACAGCTATATATTTTAAGTCTAATTTTGTTCCATTAGCGAGTGCTTCTTGAATTTTTGCTAAGCCAATATCTGTAATTATTGAATAAAATTCTTTTGTCATACCGTTATTTCCTCGCTTGTTATTGCGCAACTTGTATATTTTTGTGTGACACTGCTTATGAGATTTATAATCAAGACTTCCAGTTTTGAACGTACGTTTTTATTGGCATCTATTAAGTCAGTTAAAGATTTTTCCGTTGTTTCATCAAAAGCCTTGTTATTCATATCAATGGATATTTTAAAGTGATACGGTTTACCGCCATATTCAAACCATTCTTGTAATTGACCATTCAAACCGAGTATTTCTAAAACCCGGAGCAGAGAAAAACGAGTTCCTCTATATCTGTGCAAATTTAGTGAATTTT